AATGGAACGAAATACATACTTGATAAAAGCCTTTCTGTTGAAAAAAAGATAGAAATTGCAGACAATTTAGTTAATCAATGGCAAAATGAAATTAATGAAAATTGGTTTAGCAATGATATTAAATTTTTTCTTGATGGATTAAGTAATTATCTTGTATGGCATAGAGAAGAAGAAGATAAAAATAAAGAGTTAAAAGATGTTCTTTCAGAAAGAAAAACGAAAGAATTAAGAAAATATAATAAAAATTCTATAGCAATAAATTTTTCAGATTTACCAAAAGATGTTAAAGATGCTTTATTCGGAAACGAGCATTAAGTAAAAAGGGAAAGTGATTAAGGTGAAATTATCAGATTTAATTCATGCAATATGGAAAGATGAGAGAATTAAACAACTAGGCTTACGAAAAAGTCATGTGCGAATCATTATGGATGTTGTGTTGGAAAAGATTTCGGATGGTTTAATGAATTTTGGTAAAGTGAAATTACAAGGGTTATTTACTCTAACTGTTCGAAAAATTAAAGGACACAATATTAGAGATTTAAAAAATGGCGGGCTTATGTGCCTTGAAGATTATCATAAAGTGGTAATTGAAGCAAGAAGTAAAGAGTTAAAAGATAAATTAAAAAACTTTAAATAATGATTAAGCACTAAATATGACTTAGTTACAGTAGACAAATTTGTTTACTGTTTTTTTTGTGTTTCGCATTATTTTATAACATATAGATATAAAAAATAATCATAGAGAAAGGTCGGTTAAAAATTGAGAAATCCTATAGTAACAACTAGTTTAGACAAACCAATACTTTATCAAGACTTAATATATAAACAATTTGACACAGGGCATCGAATTTCTATAAGAGTCATTTCAAACGGTCAAAGTTTTCCTTTAATGGGTTATGAAGCGTTTGCGTTTTTTCAACTACCAGAGAAGCCATTAGAACAAAGAAACTGCAATATTGAAAACAATACAATAATTATTGAGTTAGATGGTTATTTGTTAAGTGAAGTAGGCAAGATTCCATTTGAAGTTGAGATTCATAAAGATGGTGAAATAACAACTACATATAGAATGGAATACACAGTTGAAGAGAGTTTTGATACAGACAATGCTATTACAAGTCAACCAACATGGGATATTTTTAATCAGTTTTTAGAATTAGATATTACACAATTTGTTAAAACGTCTGATATGCCAACTAAATTAAGTCAGTTTGAAAATGATTTAGGAATAGGTGGTGGAACAGGTGGTTTACTGTACCCAACTTTTGAGATAAATATGGAAACAGGTATGTTAGAAGTAAGCAACAATGAAAATCTTGCGTTTGGAATAAATGAAGAAGGCTACTTAGAGGTGACAATATGAGTACGATAAATATAGGGAAAGTAAAGATAACGCCAAAAGGCGATTACAACAATGCTACACAATATGAAGTGTTGGATGTAGTTACTTATAATGGCAGTGGTTATATAGCAAAAAGTAGTACAGTTGGAAATGTTCCAACTGATACGAATTTTTGGCAATTATTAGCTAGTAAAGGTGCAACTGGTGCGTCTGGCACAGGTGGAACGGGAAGTTCTTCTGCGTGGTCAGATATTACAGAAAAACCAACAACAGTTGATGAGTTTGGTATTGAAGACGCAGTTAAGACAAATGACGCAAGACTTTCAGATGCAAGACCTTCAAGCGACGTAAGTGCATGGGCAAAACAACCTACAAGACCAGTATATACAAAATCAGATATAGGTCTTGGTAGCGTTGATAACACTGCGGATACAAACAAACCTATATCAACGTTGCAACAAACGGCTTTAAATTTAAAAGAGGACAAGTCCAATAAAGGTTTACCAAATGGATATGTTGGATTAGATGAGAATGCTAAAATAAACTCTTCTTACCTGCCATCATATGTTGATGACGTATTAGAGTTTGTTAATTTAGTTAGTTTTCCAATAACTGGTGAAGCAGGAAAAATTTATACAGCCTTAGACACAAATAAAACTTATAGATGGGGCGGTAGTTCATATACGGCTATTGCATCTGGTTCTGTTGATAGTGTTAATGGAAAAACTGGTGTTGTGAGTTTAATTAAAAGTGATATTGGATTAGGAAATGTAGATAATACAGCAGATAATGCGAAAGATGTTGCTAGAGTTGGCGGAAAACAAGCAAGTGATTTTGCAACATCTGCACAAGGAACAAAGGCTGATAGTGCTGTACAAGGTGTAAAAGTAAATGGTACAACATATAATCCAGACCCAACGACCAAGGTAGTTGATTTGGGCATTATTAGTAGCGGGAATGGTATTACTACGGAACAAAGCACTAAACTTGATTCTGCATTACAGGGTATAAAAATTAACGGAAATCAACTTACACCAAATTCCTCTAGGATTATTGATTTAGGTTTAATCAACACAAGTGTAAATGAAAGTCAATTTTTTACAGAATCTTCTGACCCATATTTAAGTAATCGAGTATTAGTTTGGGAAGATGATTTTACAGGAATTGAATTGAACCCTAATAACTGGCAAAAGTCGATTAGACCAGATAACGCCAATGTGCTTCAAGCGTATACCGAAAGACCAGAAAACGTCAGAGTAGAAAATAGCAATTTAATCATTACTGCTTTAAAAGAGAACTACAGCGGTTTAAATGCTTATGGCGTTATGTCAGACATGACTTGGACTTCAGGACGTATAAATTCACAGAGTTTACAAGAATTTCAATACGGCAGAATTGAAGCGAAAATGAAGTTCGATAAATTGCAAGGTATGTGGGCGGCTTTTTGGACATTAGGTGCGAATTTTGGAATTGGTGGTACAGCGTTTAATTCGATTGAAGCGGGTGAAATAGATATCATGGAACACATAAGCGTCGAAAACTACATTCATTCTGTGGTTCATTATGCGGACGCTTCTGGTAATTTAGTTAGTTTTACCGATAGTCTTAGTGCAACATTAGACTATTCGCAGTATCATATTTACGCAATTGAATGGACATCTACACAAATAATATTTCTTGTAGACGGTGTTCAGACCGTTTCTTTTAATGTTTCCAACGCAGACATAAGTGGAAGTAATCCTTTTAGAAAGCCGCAGTTTTTAATTTTAAATATGGCAGTTGGCGGTAGTTGGGCTGGAAATCCAGACGTTGAAACAACTAAGTCAGAAATGTTAGTAGACTGGGTACGTGTTTATGCTCCCGAAGGCGAAGTAGGTATTATAGAGCCTGAAATTGTTTCACTAAACCAAACAAGCGTTACAGTTGTGGTAGGAACAAAAACCATTTTAGTTCCTATTTTTACGCCTAGTAACGTAATTGACAAAACGCTCAAGTGGGTCTCATCAAATCCAAGTATTGCGAAAGTAATAAGTGGCGGAGTAACTGGTGTTTCGCAAGGGAGTTGTACGGTTTATGCGATAACAAATAACGGAAAATCAGCTTCGTGCCAAGTAACGGTAAACTAAGGAGTGATAATATGAGAGTAGAATATGGACTTAAATCAAAATTAAAAACATTAAAGCAAGGTGTACTCGCATTTTGTACGGACACAAACCAGTTATACGTTGGAACTACAACAGGAAACAAGATAATCGGTGGTATCTCTTCTATAATAGTAAATGGAACGACCTATAATCCTGATGTAGAAGGTATTATTAATTTAGGAAACATTACACCAGTCAACACAGAGCCTACTGCACCTGTAATCGCATTAGATTCAACAGGCGACACAACGGCTACAATTTCACTAACAACTGCTAGTACAGATGTTGAAGATGGTGTAATAGCTAATTACAATGTTTACACAGACGGAATCTTACACGTGTCTAATATTGCATTGGTTGAAGCAGGGACATATCAACTAACAGGATTGGATAACGGAACAACTTACGCCATTACATTAAAAGCGAAAGACAGCGGTAATGTGCTATCCGTTGCAAGTAACAGCGTTTCCGCTACGACAACTGTTCCAGTTAGTAATACAGCACCGACCGCACCTGTTATAGCACAATCAAGCATTGGAGAAACTTCAATCACGATAAATTTAACAACCGCTTCAACCGACACGGAAGATGGGACAGTAACTAAATACAATGTGTATAAAAACGGAAGTTTACACGCTTCTAACGTAACGTTGGCTCAAGGCGAGACTTATCAATTAACGGGGTTAACTACTGAAACACAATACGCAATTGGAATAAAAGCAAAAGACAACGTTGGGGCATTGTCAGACATGAGTAATGTTTTAACTATAACAACATTTGCACACATTAATATAATTCCTACTGCACCTGTTATTAGTTTGGTTGAAACATTGTCAACAGCGGCAAAAATTAAATTGGTTACTGCTTCTGTAGATGAGGAAGAGGGAATACTTACAAAGTACAATGTATATAAAGATGGAGTATTGTTTGCCCAAGATGTAACATTAGCGGTAAATGGAACTTACCAATTGACAGAGTTAGCAACAGGGGTGAGTTGTGCTATTACACTAAAAGGAAAAGACTCAGCAGATGCTTTATCGTCAGCTTCAAACATTATAAATGCTACGCCGAATTATGTATTAGCACAAAACTTTAACGTAGCGAATCAAACTGATTGGGGCAGTGATTTTACAAGTTATAAATACGGAAACTACGACACACCTACTGTTGCAGACATTTACAATAATCAAGGCCTTTTGTCTGTTAAATCAATTGCTGTTGGTGGCGGTGGTAACGGAATAAATATGGTTTCTGCACCAAAATTAGACTTAACGGGAAATAAAAAATACCGTATTAGTTTCAAAGGACAAACTAAAACACCTTCCTCTGTGGCGTTGCAGGTGTTGGGTGTGGAATTAATGACAGGGACAGATTATAGTGGCTATACAAACGCAACAGGTGGTGTCCTAGTCGGTAATTCGCTTGGTTTAACACATTTAGACAATGGTAATTTCCATGTGCGTAAAATTATTAACGAAACTATTAATTCTACTCGGTATGTAGGTACTACAGGATTTGATACAACAAATGTAATTTTAGACACGAGCATTCAACACTCTGTAGTAATGGAGATATCAACAAGTACACTGAAAATCACGTTAGACGGAACAACTTATGTTAATATTGCCGATGATTTATCCAATCTAAATAACGCTAATGTAAATCTGAATTTCTTTGTATATGGCGGCAACGGTGATACTGCCATTAGACAAAGTGCTGTTGACGATATTCTTGTGGAACGTATTGCATAGGAAATAAGATAAAATAATCATTCGTGGTTGCTTTTACAAATTAATGATTGAAATGTGAGAATAAACTTTAACTGCAAAAAGTTTTGACAATGTTTGACAGATATAAAATATAATGATATAATAATATTGTAGTTGATTATGTGCAAAACTTTACAACATCTCTATAAAACCTGTATTTTATCCATATTTCTATTTACACAAGTTTACTGGTATCTTTACGTTGCTTACTAGCCAAACCAGTCCGAGTTATTAGGTTTCTCGGTGAGTGCTTTATGCAAACCTAGTTTTATTTTTGTAAGTTGTAAAATTATTTTCTGGGATTAATTCAAAAGTAGAAGATGTACGTTGGAAGTACATGGCGGTGGGGCAGTACCATCATCTCAGATAGAAGAGACGAATATTGTGGTATGTTCACAATGCTTCTTATATTAAATTATATATGAGAAGGTTTAATTATGGAGTCAACGAAAAGTCGTGATTATAATTAAAATCACAAAAGAGTTTAAATGTATTGGTATTTATAAAATTTTAAACCTATTAAATGGTAAATTTTATATTGGTAGCTCAGTAGATATACATAACAGATTGATGCACCATAGAAAAAGACTTCGTGGTGGATATCACAGCAATCAACACTTACAAAGAGCATATAACAAATATAAAGAAGAAAATTTTGAGTTTATTATTCTAGAAGTTATAGCAGATAAAAACAATTTATTAGATAGAGAACAATATTGGATAGACGTTACTAAATGTTATGAAGAAGAAATTGGATATAATCTTGTAAAAAGTGCGTTAGCACCAATGTTTGGAAAAGTATTTACAGTGGAACATAGAGAAAATATTAGTAAAAATCGTAAAGGCAAAACTTCTGGTGTAAATCATCACATGTATGGTAAACAAGGACATATGACAGGTAAAAAACATTCCGATGAAGCAAAGGGAAAAATTTCTATAAAATCAAAAGAATATTGGACAGAAGAAAATAGATTTAAAAAATCACAAAATATGAAAAATAAAATAGAAAAAGACCCTTCTATTAAAGATAGACTAGCTTCTTATATAGCAGGAAGAGAGATGCCACAAGAGGAAAAAGATAAGATTAGTGAAAGAATGATGGGAAGCAAACACCATAATGCTAAATTAACAGAAGATATTGTAAAAGAGATTAAGATAATGTTAAGAGAAGGATTTCCCAGAAAAGAAATATCTAAAATTTATAACATTTCAGAGAACGATGTTGGAAGAATCGCTCGTGGGGAAAGATGGAAGCACGTATTAATATAAGTGTAAAAAATAATTATATAATAAAAACGAATTAAAGGGGATAAAAAGAATGTTAAAATTAGGATTACAATTTTTTGCAAAACGTAAAACATCGTTTACAACAAAGGGATTATTAGATTTAGAGACTGGCTGTGTATATGAAACTTCTAAAAGTGGAGATGTAACAGTTGAATTTTTTAATATTCTTAAAGAATTTGACAAAATGAATGTAAGTATTTCTATTTCGGAAGAGCAAGAGTTGGGCAATGTAGAGTCTGAGAGTGATGATGAATAATGACAAGAACCTATACAGACGGTAATGGAGATGCAGTTATTGCCACTGATGAAATGCTTGATGTTGCTATTCGAATCAAAGAAGAATTGCAAAAGTCATCTAATGGTCGCAGGGCTAGTTGGAAGCAAATAGTAAAAGGTCTTCATAAAGAAGGGTTTACCGATATAAAATATTGCGAAGGCTTGAGATGTTGTGTAAAAGCACATCAAAAGGCTTTGGGAACATTAGAAACAGTTGAGAAAAGAATTGACGAAGTTACAACGAATAAACTTGAGTATATAAAAGAACTTGTTGGTGAGGTCGCTTTCGAAAAACGTAGCAATCAAATTGTTTTGCGTGATTTAAATAAGGTAAAACGTGAAATTATTGACTATACATTAATCACGGAAGAAATTAGCGAATCATTTAAAAATCATAAATTTGAATTTCAAAAAGATGTATTAAAAAAGAAAAAAGAATCAAATAAAAAAATGCTTGTGCAAATTTCGGATGCTCATATCGGAGCAAAGATAGATAATGAATTTTATAAATTTAATTATGCAATAGCAACTGATAGATTATTAGAGTTTGCCGATAGAATTATAGAAGAATGTAAATTAAGAAATATTACAAGTGTGTATGTTATATCAACAGGTGATGAAATTGAAAATTTCCAAATGCACGCTACACAGCCATTTGAAGCAGAATTTGTTTTATCAGAGCAGATAACTAAAGCGACAGATTTATACATAATATTCTTAGTTAAGTTAGCAGACAATGGTTTACAAGTGACATATTCTGGAATCAGTGGAAATCATTCAAGATTAAATGGTATTAAAAATATGGCTCAACATGGAGATAATGCAATTGCAATTATTAATCATGGTATAAAATCTTTCATTAAACATGCAAAATTTGAGTCTATTGAATATATTCAAGCAAAACCATATGAGCACTCGTTTGTATTAAATGGAGTTCCAATAAAGGCACTTCATGGAGACCTTGACGATATGAGAAATGAAGCAACATTGTTGAAACATTCTCAATTAGACGGTATTCAATATAAATTAATTATTGGTGGTCATGTACATGAAATACGCATTACACCAACAAGAGGTAATGGATTTTTAGCAACATCTGGTGGTTTAAAAAGTGTAGATACATTCCATGCTAATCATTTGAGAAAAGATAATTTACCTTCCCAAAATTATTATGTTATTCATGATAATGGAGATATAGACGTTAAGTGGGTAATTTTTAGAGATTAGGATAGTTCATAAAATCGTTATTTTATACAGAAACAAAAAAACAAAAAAGACATTCATACATATCGTGTGGGTGTCTTTTTATATTGAGAAGAGAGGTGATGAGTATGGCTAAAAAATTTGTAACTAAAGAAATAAAAGAAGAAGTTCAAAAAAAAGTATGCTCATCCTGTAAAAAAGATAAAAGGATTAAAGAGTTTTATACAGTTAAAAGCATGCAGTTCCCAGACGGGAAACTCAACATATGTGTTCACTGTGTTAAAAAGCAGGTTGATATTACCGATGTAAATGCAGTTATCGCTTTTTTAAGAACAATAGATAAACCGTTTTTAGAAAAATATTGGAACGAAGCATTAACATGTGGGAAAGCACCATTGGGTGAGTATATAAGAAAAGTTAATTCATTACAGCAAGTTTCAGACAAAGGGTTTGACGATAGTGATGGTATGAGTGAACTTGGAAATGTGGACGCATCACAATTTACAGCATCAATTGATGAGATAGAAACAGAAGCAGGAGAAAAAATTAGTTACAATGAGAATCTCGTTGCTCGATGGGGTTCTGGCTATAAAAAATTTGAAATTCTTAAATTAGAAAAATTTTATCAAGATATGATGATGTCTTATGAAGTTATAGAAGCAAATCATAAACAAATGCTTATGCAGTTGGCTAAAATCACTATTGAAATGGACAATTTGTTAGCTATAAAAGATTATACGAATTATACAAAACTAAGCAAAACATTTGATGATTTATTAAAATCTACTGGATTTAGACCAATTGATAAGAAGAATGGTTCTGATTCTGTCGGACTTTTTTCGTTTTCACAAGTATGGGCAGAGATTGAAAAAGAAGGATTTGTTCAACCAGATATTATTGAGTACGAAAAAGATGATATAGATTATATGCTTCTGTACTATATTCAATTTGCTCAAAGATTAGTGGGCAAGAACGTTAGTGAAGAACCAATTACTAACTGGAGAGACGAAATTGGGGATGGTATAGGTGGCTAGTTATAGCAATTTTGTAAAACCAGAAAGCAAAGGAAAGTATGGGCATAGTGCAGGGAATTCTAATAAAGATAGAAGTAGAAAACAATCATCATTAAGTAGTTATGAAGATGTTAAGAATGAGTTCAAAAAAGCACTTGCTTACTTTAGACAGAAACCAGATGCTTTCCTAGATTTTATTAAAACAGAAAACACAAGATTTAAAATAACTCCTTTTCAAAGGGTTTATTTGAGAGCCTTCTTTAGAAATAAAAAAGTTGGTGTAGTCGGAAGTCGTGGAATTTCAAAAACATATATTCATGTATTAGCGAACTATTTAAAATGTATTATGTATCCAAATGCACATTTATGTTTGGCTATGCCAACAAAAACGCAAAGTGCTAAAGTTGTAGAAGAAAAGATAAATGAGTTTTGGACGGATTATCCGTTACTTAAAAACGAACTAGTGTTGGAAAGTTGTAAGTTTCAAAAAGACTATATAAAACTTGTTTTTAGAAACGGTTCAACTTTAGATACTTTAACTATTGGGGAGTCAAGTCGTGGCTTACGTGCCAATGGTATTGGATTAGAAGAAATTGTTGACGAAAGAATGGATAGAGAAACAATAAACAATGTTATCTTGCCAATCTTAGCACAATCAAGAATGACAAAGCATGGTGTAGACCCGAATGAACACTCCAAAACACAGGCATATGTAACAACTGCTTCACATAAGCAGTCCTATTGCTATGAAAAGTTTATGGAATTGTTTCGAGAAATGATTGAAGGAAAGCCAACTATTGTACTTGGAACATCGTTCGAAATGGGTACAAGATTTGGAACATTAGATATAGATGACGTTAATGAAAAATTAGATTCGGAAACATATTCACCTCTAAGTTTTGACAGAGAGTATAGAGGTATTTTCACAGGTTCTAGTGAGAAATCTTTAGTCTCTATGGAAGACTTGAGTAAATGTAGGACATTAGATTATGCAGAATTTAAAGCGGACAAAAAAAATAAAGAAGCAATGTATGTATTGAGTTACGACATTGCCCGTGCAGAGGGAAAAAAATCAGCGAACTCATCTCTGTCGGTATTCAAAATAGTACCAAGGGGTGACGGTACTTATCAAAAATTTTTAGTCAATATGTATACAATGAAGGGTTCTCCATATCATGAGCAAGCGTTGTTTTTGAAACGCAAGGTTGTAGAATATAGTGCAAGCGTATTGTGTTTAGACCACAACGGTATTGGTAGTGCTGTAACAGATATTTTAGTTACAGAGATAGACGAAAACCCACCGTATAGTGTTATTAATGACAATAGTTATGATAAGTATAAAAAACAAAATAGTGTGCCAATGCTATTTTTAGTTAAAGCACAATCAAAACAAACTAAGAATGCCGACATGATAAATATATTCATGTCTACAATTGCAAATAAAGGTGTAAAAATGTTGAAGTCAGAAACAAACGCACGCTCTATTATTAAAGAAAAAGATGCGTCAAAGTTGACAGAATTACTTTTACCATATATTCAGATTGATTTGATGTGTGAAGAAATTATGAACCTAGAATGGCTATCAACTTCAACTGGTGCAACAGTAAAACAAGTATCAAAAGGTATAGATAAAGATAGGTATTCTTCATTTATGTATGGTCTTTATTATATATATCTGTTGGAACAAGAAAATAAGCAACGCAAACGAGAAACATTCAATGTAACAAGTTTCTTTCAAGTAAAAAAACCTAAACATAAAGTATTCGATTAAATAATTAAAGGTGGTGAGATATTTGATAGAAGAAAAAGAAGAAGAAATTATAGAACCAAGAAAAAATAAAGCAGTATTTGACTATACATCATTTGCGAGATTAGTAGTTCATGAATTAAATAAGACATCTAGTGGCAGACAGGTATTAAAAAAATATAAACAGAGTGAAGTTAGAGATTTTATTGAAAATTATAAATTACTTAAAAACCAAGTAATACTAAGAGACATTGCAAATGTTTTATTTGTTAAAAGTCCACAATATAAAAACTCTGTTACTCATTTTGCTTATATGCCATTGTTTCCTTTAATTATTAAGCCAGTTAAATATATTAAAAATGAAAAGAAGGCATTCAACCAATATGTAGAAATTGCTGAATTACTCGAAGTTTTAAATATCAAACATGAGATGCAGAAAGCATTAGTTGTTGGATTTACAGAAGGTGCTTTTTTCGGCTATGTTCATCGGAATAAAGATTCCTTTTATATCGAGCCTATGAATGCTAATATCTGTAAAATTACATCAGTTCAAGATGGAGTTTATAATTATAGTATTGATATGTTAGCCATTAAAAAAGATGAAAAAGTGTTGCTATCTTTACCAATAGAGATACAAGTGAAATATAAAAAGTGGAAAGAATCAAAAATTGATACGAAAACAGTTGATTATAATTTTGTAGAACTTGATGCTCAAAACACAATTTGTATAAAGATTGATGAAAGCACATTGGACGTAATTCCCCCATTCGTAGGAAGTTTTGATTCAATTTTCGATATAGATGGCTATAAACAATTGCGTAAAGACAGGGAAGAATTAGACAATTATATGGTATTGGCTCAAGAGTTGCCAATAAGAAAAGATTCTAATGACAACAATGACTTCGCTATTGATGAAAAAATGATGCAATTCTTCCACAAAATGGCTAGTGAAGCAGTGCCAGAAAATGTAGGGGTTATCACTTCTCCAATGCCAATTACCCCTATTACGTTTAACAAAGATAAACAGATAAAAGATGGTGTAGCCGATGCGACTCGTGATTTTTGGGAGTCTATAGGTATATCAAACTTATTATTTGGTTCTGGAAGTAATTCTACTTCGCAAGGAATGATAAACTCCATTAAGGCAGATGAAATGATTGTTTTTGCTGTAGTAACTCAAATTCAAAGATGGTTAAACCGTTATATAAAAGGTATTTATGGTGATTTAACTTTTAATGTAGAGATATTACACATTACTGCTTTTAATAAAGAAGAAGAGTATAAAAGATTGAAAGACTCTGGAACATATGGATATGCTGTAAAGTGTCGTATGTCTGCTATTCTTGGACTAAGCCCATTAGAAGTGACTGAAATGTTGAAGTTGGAAAACGATATTCTTAAACTTAATGAAAAACTTATTCCACTGCAAAACTCGCATACTCAAAATACTAACGAAACTGAGAGTGGAAGACCTGTAAAAGATGCAAAAGATTTAAGTGATGAGGGCAGTCGAGCAAAAGACAAACCAAATGCTATATAGTTTTAATAATATAGAAAAAATTAGTTTTATCGTATTATGATAAATACAAATAATAATCATAATATTTTAAATATTTGAAAGGTGGTGATAGATAATAATGACAAAATTCAGAACTATTAACACAACCCCTTTTAAATTTGATACAGAAAATGTTAATCCACGTTTTTCCAAGTCTAAAATTTATGTAATGTACCATGGCGAGAATAGAAATAAATCAGAGATAGGTAAAGATTCTGTTGATAGAAACCTATATACAATAAAAAACATTCCTATCGTTGGTGAATTTAAAATAACAGAGAATAAAGACGGAAATTTCGGTGGTCATGGTGGAAAAATTGAAATAGCTGATGGCGACATTAAATATGTCCATACAACAAAACCAATTGGTGTGATTCCAGAGACAGCAGTATTATCATGGGAAATGGTGGAAGATGCTAACGGAATTGAAAAAGAATATTTAGTTGTAGATGGGGCGTATTTTTGGAATCGTTATGAAGATGAGATAAATGCATTAAAAGAAGACAGTTTCGGTCAGTCAATGGAGATAGAAATTACAAAAGGTGCATTTGACAAAGACAAGCAGTTATATGTAATAGATGACTTTGTATTCTCGGCACTTTGTATTCTAGGTATTGATAAAGATGGAAGTGGTCATGTAGAACCATGTTTTGAAGATGCAAAAGTTATCACTTATTCAGAAGTGAACCAAGATGCTTTTAGAAGTGAATTTAACACCATGTTAAAAGAATTAAAATTTTCTCTATCAGATGAAGATATTAGTAAGAAGGAGGTAAACACAATGCTTGAAAAACTATTAGAAAAGTATTCTATTACAAAAGAGCAGTTAGAAGAAAAAATTGCTAATTTTAGTGAGTTATCAGAAGAAGAATTAACAATTAAAGTGGAAGAGGTTTTTGGGGCGGATGAGCCAGAAATTAACCAAACCTTAGCACTAGAACCAGAGTTTGGTTTAGACCCAGAGACCATATTAGACCAAATACCAGACGCAAAAGATGAAGAGAAGTATATTTTATCTTATGAGTTATCTCACGAGGACGTTCGTTCAAAACTTTATAACCTATTAGAAGCATATGTTCTTATGCACTCATTAGGCTCAAGATGGGATTTTTGGTTGGCTTCTGTATATGATGATTATTTTGTTGCTATAGGTGATAAACATAATTATAAAATCTCGTATACAAAGACAGACGATGTTATTACTTTAGGTGATTATGTTGAAGTATTCGTTCAATACCTAACAGCAGAAGAAAAAGCGTCTCTAGATTCAACGCAAAGTGAATTTGAACTTGTAAAAGAAGAGTTAGCAACATTAAAAGAGTTTAAAGAAAACTCTGAAAAGGCTGAACACGTAGCACAAGCAGATAAACTATTTGCAGAATCAAAACTAGAAGAAAGTGAATATGAGGATATTAAATCAGATGTTCATAGTTTTAGTTTAGACCAAATTGAAGAAAAGTTGTTTGCTAGAGTTGGTCGCAAAGCTATTAATGGTAAAAACTTTTCAAAAACAACACAGACAAAAGAAGTTAGTATTCACATTCCAGTTGGTAATAGTGAAAACTTTCATAAAGAACAACATCCGAGATACGGTGACTTGTTCAACGATTAAAACAAATAATATTAGGAGGAAATAAAAATGGCAATTGTACGTAAAGACAAAATTTTATCTGGTTACAATGGTAACTTGGAATCAGTAATGGTTCACAACAATGCAGGTTCTGCAACAGTTGAAACTACTAACGGTGTATTTGTAGTTGTAGAAGGACTTATGGCAGGACAACGTGAGGTTAAGAAAGCACGCCTTGCAGGTTCAGCAGACGCAACAAAAGACGTTCTTTTGGTTCACAGCCCAGAAGTAATGTATGACGAGCGTAAATGGAAAGTAGAAGATTTCGTTATTGCAAAAGACAAGGTTGCAAGAGCATATCGCTTGTCAACAGGCGACATCATCACTTTAACAGCAGATTTATTCGTAGCAGAACCATCAGTTGGAGACGTTCTTGTTGTAAAAACAAACGGTTTACTTGGTGACGATGCTACAGCAGAAGCAACTGCAAAAGTTCTTTTCACAGTTATTGAAGATGCAGGTAACGAATTGCACTTAGTAGATAAAGCATATGCAGTAGAAGTATTAGTGAAATAATTAAAAAATTAAAAATTAGGAGGAATATATAAATGCGTAATCCAATTGTTCAACTAGGTATAGACCTAGCAAACAGAAAAGTACAAGATTTTTCAGCACTAGATGCAAACGAAAAACTACGTGTAAAATTTGATGAAATGATGGGTGGTTATTCTACAAAAAGTAAGAAAGAACAACGTCAATTATTCCGTTTACACAAAGAAGAAAATTTTACAATCATTGAAGAAGTTTTAAATGAAACTATCCATGAAGGTTTAAAGTCGCAATTTGATGGATTTGCAGACTATCGTAATCTAGAGTGGGGAGATGAAAACCTATTCAAAGTTCCTGCAAACAATATTTTCCGAGTAGCACTAGTTTCTGACGGAACAAATAACCTTCGTAGACAAAAATTACGTGATGGTCAAGAGTTTTCTATTTCTCTAGACACATACGGAGTTAAAGTTGGGGAAGATTTTCATCGTTTTTTAGCTAACCGTGTAGACTGGGCTGAATTCATTTCTGGTATTGCTGAATCATTTAGACGTGACCTAACAGCACGTATTTACAAAGCAGTTCTAGCATCATACCAAAAATTCAATGCAACATATCACACTTCTGGTACTTTAACAGAAGATAAGTTAGTTGAATTAGCTCAACACATTACTGCTCGTACAGGTGAGCAAGTAGAAGTTTACGGCACTAAATTGGCACTTCGAGTGTTAGCACCATCTAATATTTCAGACAAAATGAAAGACGATAAAAACGCTCTAGGATACTATGGTGAAATTGCAGGTATCAAAATGTTTGAGATTGAACAATCTCATGACTATGGTACTGATACTTTCGCTATTAGCGACAAGATGATTCTTGTGTTGCCACAAAGCAAAGATAAGTTCGTTAAAGTTGTAAACGAAGGAGATGCAGTTATTTGTGACCAAGCGGGCGGACAAACTGCTGATATGATGCAAGAATACTCTGTATTCAACAAATTCGGAGTTTCTGTCATCACAAGTAAGGTTTTCGGCTTCTGGATGCTTCCTTAATTAAGGTAGTTTTATAAGTTTAATAGTTTAAAGATAAGGGGTTTATATTAACCTCTTATCTTATTTTAATTCAAAATAATAAATGGATAAAAGGGAGATTTTATACAATGGCTACACCTACTGCAAAAAAAGAATTAATTCAAACATTAGTTAAAACATACGGGTACGAAGAAGAAGATATTAAAATGCTTACAAACGGAAAACTACAGGGCATGATTAATCAAGAAGAAAAAGACTTACTTGAATTAGAGCAACCAACTTTCCGAGTTGAAAGAAAAAAAGACAAAATTAAAGATAGTGACTTAATTACATTTATGAACGCACGTTATGGTGGTCTTTATTATAAGTCAAGCCATTCTGGACAAGCATGGGATTTAAAGCGATGGGGTCAAGAAGACTCTATGGAATTTGGTGAAATGAAACGTATGCATAATCAATACCCAACATTTTTGAAAGATTGTTGGATGATTGTTTTAGATAATGATGCACAAGAATATTTCAAATTAACCAAGATTTATGAAAACATTATTATGCCAGAAAACATTGATGGAATTTTCAAAAAAGATGTGGCTGAACTAAGTGAGTTTATTGAT